AGGGGCCGCCGCAGGACTGGCGCGGCTATGTGCTGGAGGATTGCTCGGTGCAGGGCGCCTCGCCCATGGGCTGGGCGGAGGCGGTGGTGCGCGCGGCGCGGCGCTGGGAGGCGGAGCGCGTGGTGGCCGAGGTCAACCAGGGCGGGGCCATGGTGGAGACGGTGCTGCGGCAGGTCGATGCGATGCTGCCGGTGCGGCAGGTCCATGCCACGCGCTCCAAGGCTGCGCGGGCCGAGCCGGTGGCGGCGCTTTACGAGCAGGGGCGGGTGTTTCACGGCCCCGGGCTGGAGGCGCTGGAGGCGCAGATGTGCCTGATGACGCCGGCGGGTTTCGAGGGTGCGGGCAGCCCGGACCGGGTCGATGCACTGGTCTGGGGGCTGACCGAGGCCATGCTCGACCGGGGCCGCACGGCGCGGTTGCCGCAGCTGCGCACGGTGGGGTGAAGGGCCGTTAACCGGGCCGGCCTAGGGTCCCCGGGAGTTGCAGAGACCGCCGCGCCGGCAAGGGCGGTGCGGTGGGGCGGACGGGGCCCGCTTATGGCGGCCCGGGCCGCGGGGTGGCGAAGGATAGGAGCGCGACGGATGGTATTCGATTTCCTGCGAGGGAAGGGGGCGAGCGAGGCCGGGCCAGCCGCGGCGCCGCAGGCCAAGGCCTCGGCCGCCGGACGGGTGATTGCGCATATGACCTCTGGCCGCGTGGCATGGAGCCCGCGCGACACGGTCTCGCTCACCCGGCAGGCCTTTGCCGGCAATCCGGTGGGGTTTCGCGCGGTCAAGCTGATCGCCGAGGCGGCCGCCGCCCTGCCGCTGGTGCTGCAGGACGAGAGCACGCGCTACGAGAGCCACCCGATGCTGGCGCTGCTGGCGGCGCCGAACCCGGCGCAGGGTCGCGCCGATCTGCTGGAGGCGCTCTTCGGGCAGATCCTGCTGTCGGGGGACGGCTATGTCGAGGCGGTGGCGGGCGCCGAGGGGCTGCCCTTTGAGCTGCATGTGCTGCGCTCGGACCGGATGTCGGTGGTGCCCGGGGCGGACGGCTGGCCGGTGGGCTACGAATACGCGGTGGCGGGCAAGACGCATCGTTTCGATGCCACCGGGGCGGTGTCGCCGATCTGCCATGTCCGGGCCTTCCACCCGCAGGACGACCATTACGGGCTGTCGCCCCTGCAGGCGGCGGCGCAGGCGGTTGATGTGCACAATGCCGCCTCGCGCTGGTCCAAGGGGCTGTTGGACAATGCCGCGCGGCCCTCGGGGGCCATCGTCTGGACCGGCGGCGAGGGGCAGGGCCATCTCAGCGCCGAGCAATACGACCGGCTCAGCGCCGAGATGGAGGCGCATCATCAGGGTGCGCGCAATGCCGGGCGGCCGATGCTGTTGGAGGGCGGGCTGGACTGGAAGCCCATGGGCTTTTCGCCCTCGGACATGGAGTTCCGCCAGACCAAGGAGGCGGCGGCGCGCGAGATCGCCGTGGCCTTCGGGGTGCCGCCGATGCTGCTGGGGATCCCCGGCGAGGCGACCTATGCCAATTACGCCGAGGCGCATCGCGCCTTCTACCGCCAGACGGTGCTGCCTCTGGCCGCCAAGGTGACCGCCAGCCTTGGCCGCTGGCTGTCGCAGTTCGCCGGCGAGGCGGTGGTGCTGAAGCCCGATCTCGATCAGGTGCCGGCGCTGGCGGCGGAGCGCGATGCGCAATGGGGGCGCGTGGCCGCGGCGGATTTCCTGACCGCCGCCGAGAAGCGCCGGATGCTGGGCCTGCCGGCGCTGACCGAGGAGGCGGCGGCGGATGCGTGAGTTCCGGCCCAAATACGAGGCCTTCGCCTGTGCGCCGGGGATGCGGCTGGAGGCCCATGAGCGGCTCAGCGCGCTGCAGTTCGAGGCGCTCGACGCGCGCTTTCAGCGGCTGGAGCTGCTGATCGAGCGGCTCGAGCGGCGGCTCTGGCTGACGGTCTACGGCGTGGCGGGGGTGATCCTTGCCGAGGCCTTTCAGGGGTTCATCAAGGCGGCGCCCTGAGCGGGCCCGGGGATGCGAGGGATCCGGAAGGGCGGCCCGCGGGCGCCGGTGGCCGGAGAGAGCGAAAGGGACAGAGATGGAGCTGGAGCACAAGTTCTGCCGGTTCGACGCGGCGGTGACCGTTCTCGAGGGCACGCGGGTGGAGGGCTATGCCTCCTACTTCGATGCCGCCGATCAGGGCAACGACGTGGTGGCCAAGGGCGCCTATGCGCGGTCGCTGCAGCGGCTGAAGCGCGAGGGGCGGGCGGTCAAGATGCTGTGGCAGCACGACCCGGCCCTGCCCATCGCGGTCTGGGACGAGGTGCGCGAGGACGCGCGCGGGCTGTTCGTCAAGGGCCGCATTCTGGACAGCGTCGAGAAGGGCCGCGAGGCGGCGGCGCTGATCGCGGCGGGGGCCATCGACGGGCTGTCGATCGGCTATCGCACGGTGCGGGCGGCGAAGAATGACAAGGGCCAGCGGCTCTTGTCGGAACTGGAGCTTTGGGAGGTCTCGCTGGTGACCTTCCCGATGCTGCCCAGTGCGCGGGTTGCGGCGAAGGCGGATCTCTATTCCGACGCCGAGCTGCGGCAATTGGCGGATGCCCTCGAGGACATGCGCCGGAACCTGGCGGGCGGCTGACGCGCGCCACGCATGAGGGAAACGGACCATGAGCACAGCCGAGACCGGGTCTCGGACCGGGGGTGATGACTCCCCGGTCACCCGAGTGAGTGCCGCGATGGCGGGACTGATCGGGGATTTCAAGGCCTTGCAGGCCGATCTTCACGTGAAGCTTCAAAAACAGGAAGAGCGACTGACCATGCTGGATCACAAATTCGCCCTGACGGGCCGCCCGGCGCTCTCGACCGCCGTGGCGGTCGAGGCCCCCCACAAGAAGGCGCTCGACGCCTATCTGCGCAGCGGCGACGACGACGGGCTGCGCGGGCTGGTTCTGGAAGGCAAGGCGATGAACACGCTGGTCAATTCCGACGGCGGTTATCTTGTCGATCCGCAGACCGCGGAGATGATCAAATCGGTTCTGGCCTCCACCGCCTCGATCCGCGCCATTGCCAGCGTGGTGAATGTCGAGGCCTCCTCCTTCGACGTGCTGGTGGATCAGAACGACACCGGCGCCGGCTGGGCCGACGAGGCCTCGCCCACCGCCGAGAGCGGCACGCCGACGATCGAGCGGATCTCGATCCCGCTGTACGAGCTCAACGCCATGCCGAAGGTCAGCCAGCGGCTGCTGGACGACAGCGCCTTCGACGTGGAGGGCTGGCTGGCCGGGCGCATCGCCGACAAGTTCCTGCGCGCCGAGGCGGCGGCCTTTGTCAGCGGCGACGGTGTCGACAAGCCGCGCGGCTTCCTCGACCATCCGACGGTGGCCAACGCGGTCTGGAGCTGGGGCAATATCGGCACGGTCAATTCGGGCGTCGCGGATGATCTGGGCGATGGCGACGCGCTGATCGACCTCGTCTACGCGCTGGGCGCGCAGTATCGCGCCGGGGCGAGCTTCGTGATGAACTCCAAGACCGCCGGGGCGCTGCGCAAGCTGAAGGATGCGGACGGGCGCCACCTGTGGGCCGATGGTTTCGCCGCCGGAGAGCCGGCGCGTCTGCTGGGCTACCCGGTGCTGATCGCCGAGGACATGCCGGATGTGGGCGCCGGCGCGGTGCCGGTGGCCTTCGGCGATTTCTCTGCCGGCTATACCATCGCCGAGCGCCCGGACCTGCGGGTGCTGCGCGACCCCTTCAGCGCCAAGCCGCATGTGCTGTTCTACGCCACCAAGCGGGTCGGCGGCGATGTCAGCGATTTCGCGGCGATCAAGCTCTTGCGCTGCGCGCTCTGAGCCGGAGCGAGGCGGGGGGCGGGCGCGCCCGCTCCCCGGGCAGGCTGCGCGCGCCCGCCGTGGCGCTGGCCCTTGCGGGGCGCGGCGAAGACCTCTGCGGGCCGCGAGGCGCGGGGCAGGCATTCGGAGATGAGACATGATGTTGGTGGAAGAAACCCCCGTGCCCGACGCGGCGCTGCCGGTGGATGCGCTGAAGGCGCATCTGCGGCTGGGCACGGGTTTTGCGGAGAGTGATCTGCAGGACAGCGTGCTGCTCTCTTTCCTGCGCGCGGCCATGGCCGCCATCGAGGCGCGCACCAGCAAGGCCTTGGTGGCGCGCGGTTTCCTGATGGTGCTCGACGAGTGGCAGAGCCCGGAGGGGCAGCGCTTTCCGATCGCGCCGCTGCGCGCGGTCACCGAGGTGGCGGTGGTCGATGTCTATGGCCAGGCCAGTGTCGTCGATCCCGCCGACTACCGGCTGCGGCCCGACAGTTTCGAGCCGATGCTGCGGCCGCGGCGGTCCTGTCTGCCGCGGGTGCCGGAGGGCGGCTCTGTCGAGCTGCGTTTCGAGGCCGGCTTTGGCGCCGATTTCGCCGCGGTGCCCGATGATCTGAAGCAGGCGGTGATGCTGCTTGCGGCGCATTACTACGAGTATCGCGACGAGACCGGCTTGAGCGAGGGCTGCATGCCCTTCGGCGTGACCTCACTGATCTCGCGCTATCGCCCGGTGCGCATGGGGCTGGGCTGATGGGGGTGGCGTTGAACCGGCGGCTGGAGCTTGAAGCGCCCGTGCCGAGCCCCGATGGCGCCGGCGGGCGGCGCGAGACATGGGTGACGCTCGGCGTGGTCTGGGGCCGGGTGGCGCCGCGCAGCGGGCGCATGGCCGAGGGCGCGGCGGGGGCGGTCTCGCGCCGGCGGTTCCGCATCACCCTGCGCGCCGCCCCGGAGGGCCATGGCGCGCGGCCCCGGCCCGGGCAGCGGCTGCGCATGGGCGCGCGGCTGTTCCGCATCGAGGCGGTGACGGAGCAGGAGCCGGAGGCGCTTTATCTGCTCTGCGACTGCGAGGAGGAGGTGCTGCCATGAGCTATGCGGTTTCCGCGGCGCTGCAGGCGGCGGTCTATGCCGCCCTGCAGGCCGATGCCGCGCTGGCGGGTTTGGTGGGCGGGGCGATCCATGATGCGCCGCCCGCGGGCAGCCTGCCGCCGCTCTACGTCACGCTGGGCCCCGAGCGGGTGACCGGGGCGGGCGACGGTGGCGGCGCCGGGGCGTGGCACGCCTTTACCGTCTCGGTCATCACCGAGGTCGGCGGTTTTCACGACGCCAAGGCGGCGGCGGGCGCGGTGAGCGACGCGTTGCATGGCGCGGCCCTGCCCTTGGCGCGGGGGCGGCTGGTGGGCCTGTGGTTCCACAAGGCGAGGGCGGCGCGGGCGAGCGGCGGGCTGCGGCGCATCGACCTGACCTTCCGCGCCCGGGTCGAGGATGACGCCCCGGCCTGAGGCGGCCTGCGCCCGCGACGCGATGACATGGCGGCCCCTAGGGGCCGTGGCAGCGCCCGCCGTGCGGCGGGCCAACCCCCGAGGAACGGAGTGAGACCATGGGTGCTCAGAACGGCAAGGATCTTTTGGTGAAGGTCGACCTGACCGGCGACGGCATGTTCGAGACGATGGCGGGGCTGCGGGCCACGCGCATCAGCTTCAACGCCGAACAGGTGGATGTCACCACGCTGGAAAGCCAGGGTGGCTGGCGCGAGCTGCTGGCCGGGGCGGGGGTGAAATCCGCCTCGATCAGCGGCTCGGGCGTGTTCCGCGATGCCGGCAGCGATGCGCGGGCGCGGCAGGTCTTCTTCGATGGCGAGACGCCGGAGTTTCAGGTGGTGATCCCGGATTTCGGCACAATCGAGGGGCGCTTTCAGGTGGTCTCGCTGGAATATGCCGGCAGCCATGACGGCGAGGCCACCTATGAGGTCTCGCTGGCCTCGGCGGGGGCCTTGGCCTTCACCGCGGAGCCGGTGGCGTGATGGCCAACCCGTGGCGTGGCGAGGTGGCGCTGATGCTGGATGGCGAGCGCCGGGTGATGCGGCTGACGCTGGGCGCCTTGGCGGAGCTCGAGGCGGTGCTGGAGGATGGATCCCTCGTGGATCTGGTGCAGCGCTTCGAGAGCGGCGGTTTTGCCAGCCGCGACGTGCTGGCGCTGA